GATAATTCCGTTGATGATGACAGGCTCTGGGCCCGGACCGGTGAGAATAAGCAGCTGTTTGTGGTAAGGTACTTCGACATCGATCCGGTTCTGAAGAAAAAGTCTTATTTCTTTCAGCAATAAATTGTTTGAACGAATGTATTTTTTTTGTAATATTTATAATCGGCAAAACAATTTGTACAAAGATACAGAACAAAACGTACAAGAAAAATCCACACATAACTTGACTTATTTGAATCTTATCCTAACTTAGGTAGATAATTTTATGATATGAAGAAAACTATAACTTTATCCTGTATCTTTCTTATTTTGCTCATTTGTAAAGGATGTGAGATCAATGAGTATAAATGTACCTCTGACTCACCAAATAGAGTCGGAGCACGCTGTAAAGATGGCACTAGAAGCAATTCTGTGGGCTCAGGAACCTGTTCGAACCACAATGGAGTTGACTACTGGATATGTAGAGACTAATAATTATGTGTCAGCACCTCAGTTTTTACCTTTTGATTGCCACTCCTGGCTGCAACTGACACTTTAGAACTAAAATCCTTTGTATGCCAGCCAAAGTCCTTTGTATACTGCTTCAAAACATCAGATGGATACGAGCTTAGTATAAACTTGCCTTTAATCACTGAAAGCAGCCCCAATAAGGCCTCAAAGTCATCCTTACTGTATCCATCATAATGTCCCATATCAGAATTAAAATACGGCGGATCCACGTAAAAAAACGAGGCATCTGTATCGCGGCTCCTTATCACATATAAAGCATCAGCACATTCTATCTGGACCTGCTGCAGTCTTATCGCAAGATCCAGGGTAAAAGCCTCGCGCTTATTATCAATCTTCTTAGGTGTTGAATTCTTCGTTTTATCATAACCCCAACTGCTGTCCAATTGCCCGGCAAAGCCCTGAGCGGATAGAACCCAGAGTGCCCAGGCTCGCTTTATTTCAGAAAACATATCCGGGTTGTTATAAATAACCGAAGCCTTACGATGCAGATCCCTGCTGTGTAAAGTGATTTTAATCTCCTTTTCAAGGCTAATAAAATCACTTTGCACAACTTTATAAAAGTTAATCAGCTCCCTGTTTGTATCATTAAGGATCTCGATCTCGCTTGGCTTCTTCGCAAAAAATATGGCTGCTCCTCCGGCAAAAGGCTCACAGTAAAGATTATGATCTGGTATCATCGGCAGTATATGCCTAGCCATTAATTGTTTGCCACCATAATAGGTGATTGGTGTTTTTAGATTTAGAATTTCGCTCATCTTGTATCTTAAAAGTTAGTATATTTGCGTCTCTCACAAAAGCTGCACACTTATTGCGACCGAAGACATTTGGCCTCCGGCAGCGCAATAAGTGTGCAGTTGTGTTTTTGTGAGAGAAAATACAGAAGAGCCGGGGGCCACTCCTTTTTAATCAAACGTATAAGTCAATCCCGTTAGCAGGAAAGGCTTATTCAACCCAAAGTGATATCCCACCCCGAAGTTCATTATCTTGAGGGCACTTACAGTCACTGTCGGCGATATGTTCAAGGCTACTGTCTCTCGCGGAATGGCATCAAATAGAAGCAGAAAATTAAAGCCATAGTTATTATAAGGCACCCCGTCAATGGATATGAAATGCTGGTAAGATAATCCCATCCCGACCGACTGGAACGATGACACATCAAACATCTTGCCTTCAGTGGCACTGGGTATCAGTTGCATAGCCGTTATCTCAACAGTGGGCCTGAAAAGCCAGACAGATTGCTTATTCAGATCTTCCTCAGAGGCAGCTCGCATTATGAACATAGTTTTGTCCACAGGCCTGAAGAATCCATTCCACGGATTTACCTTCTTCACTTCCTCACCCCTTGGAGCAAAGTATTGTGCATCCGCTTCCGATCCGACACCTGCCAGTATCGCAATCAGGATCAGCATCCTCACGCCCGACCCCACCCTGAATCCTTTCTCGTTAGTTGCAAACTGGTCCTCCGAGTTACTGAACAGGTTCTTCAGAAGGTATGATATCCCTGCAGCAGCTGCAGCCATTACAACCGGTTTCAAGGTAAGCCAGGTAAGATCTCCTCCTGTCTGTAGTACCTGGTACAAGCCAGCCAGGAGTGCGGTCAGGACTGCAACCAAAAGTCCCTTCAGGAAGTCACGTGCGTCTAGTTTTAGAAATTTGCTCTTTTTCATTTTGTTCGTTTTTAAGTTACTATTCAGATAAATACAAAACCCAAAAGTCATTACACCATTCCTCTTTCAGAATGTATTCCCAAGGCATATGCCCGGTCCCGTCAATCCCCCAATCTTTACCCCAGCTATTCAGGATGAAAACCCCCAATTCAGTATAATCCATTATCACCATACAATGCCCGCCGACGAACGGATCGCACTTGCTTGGGTAAGGGACAATACCCGTCTTCTTCACCCAGTCGCTTTCAAAACTTGCAAAGAGATCCGCGCCGAACACAATTGGAAAGCCCTGGTATATCACGTCCATTATTGCTTCCTTGGTAACCGGATAGATCCTCTCATACCTGATCGACTGATGCTCCAAACCTTCCATAAACGCTTCCTGGGATGGCAGCTCCTTGAACCTTTTCACATCATAAGGCCAAGTCTGTTCCTTACATATACCATAAAGATTCATTGCCTTAAAGGCATCCCTGATCTGCCCCCCGCAGTCTCTGTTCTTGTCCACCCGGAGGGTCCAGTAGGCAAATAAAGGGGAAGGATCCCAATCCGGCTGGCCATTCACCTGCAGTACCCTCCTGAAGGCTTCAATGGCACCAAATGCACAGCAGCTTCCAAGATTGCCCTGGTCATACCTGTGTGTGAACTCATCGATGTTCTTTCGCTGAGTGTCAACCGGTAGATCCTGCGGCATTCTCCTAGTCTTGTAGATAAAGTCACGGTCATCCTTCTCATCACGCTTGTAACCATAGCGGCGATCGGCAACCTTCTTCCGTAGCAGGTCCTTCTTAACCCACTTCCATATTTTCCATAGGGTAATCACATTTACCTTTATAACAGGTTTCCATTTCATAGTATGTGGAGTTTAAATTTGTCTGGCAGTATCTCAAGCAGCTTCTTCATCTCATAGCTCGAATTTGCTATGTCTATATAACCATCCTGGTTAACATCAGTAAAATATGTTCCGGGAAGGATGCAGCCCTTAGTATCCGGGTGGTCACCATTAATATAATTTCCCACGTGGATCTCGATGCCTTCCCTTCCGGAGACATCCAGGAGTAGAAACACTTGCTTGCCATTTTCCTTGGTGATCTTGATCACATCATAAATACCTTCCAGTATACAGGAGACTTCCCTTAAATTGTCTTTAAAAGGCAGTTCAATCACTTTGCATTCATACAGCAAGGCATCTCCATCAAGGATCAGAAATGCGCCCTTCGTTTCAGTAGGATTGTACAGCCTCGATATTACTGCCTTAATCATCTGAACCTCCTGCGCTTCACGTCAAACTCTTTTATCGGCATTGCAATTCCAACCATCAGGCTGAATCCCCGGCCCATAAGAAATCCATCCGGAGGGGCCATCTTTTGAAGACCTTTATCCCAGAATGAGGTATTACCTATGTAGGTAACCGGCAGATCCCTGGTAAGGTTATATGACGGATCGAACAGTGCTATCCTAAGGAAGGTATAACTTGCCAGGTAGTAGCCCCATTTACTCCTTTCGTAATCAATCACAAATGGCGTAGCCAGAAGCACCCCGGTGCTGGCTGCGTTGCAAACGTGCCCCCAGGTCTTTACTCCATCATCGTTAAGGCCGTCACCAACGGCATCCAGAATGATGGATCCTGCGAACATCGTTATCACCTTCACCGACTCTGGTATCTTCGATTGCTTAAATGGTTTCTTATACTTAAAGCAGTCCTCGAGGTACTGTGCATCGGCCTGAATGGCTATCAGGACCAGAAGAAGAACAATCATTCTTTTCATTTCAAATCAGTTTTATTGTTGTTTCAAAACCTAACCAGGCTACCAGGGCAACAACTCCGGAGAGGAGCAGAACAGTGATGATAATTGCCGACTTCGGGTTTTTATGCGCCCACCTGAATACGAATGTTTCCTTCTCAAGCTTGTTAACCCTGCCGTTAGTAATATCCTGCTTATCCTTTATTTCCTTGTGCTGTGCCGCGTTTCTCTCTTCAAATTGTCCCAACTGTTCGCTGAAGCCTCTCACGCTCGCCTCAAACAGCGATCTGTAAGCATCAAAGGCAACCTGGTGGCTGTTACTAATGGCATCTAATAATTCCTGCTTGTCTTTCGGATCCATTATGCAATATTTTTAAGTTCAACAAATTCCAATTCTTTGATGTATTCTCTGATTTTAGAAGCTCCGCGGCTCACCTGGCTCTTTACAGTACCTATGTTCATTTCAAGGTCCTTGGATATCTCTTCATAATTCATCTGCTCTTCAAAATGTAACCTCACATACATATACATTCCCGGGCTGTTTTTCTGAAGCATTCTCATTGCGCTCCGATACAGATCGCTTGCTGCCATAGCATCAAAGCAGCTGCCTATCTTGACCTGCATCGGCTCATAGCCGTCAATGTCCGCGCCTCTGTGTTTCTTTTCCCTTTGATAATGCGTAAGTGAAGCGTTATGAACTATTTTCCACAGCCAGCCTTTAAATGAGTTCTCCGGATCAAACTTGTCTATGCCCGACAGGATCTTCAAAAAACACTCCTGAACCACATCCTCGGCTTCCATTTCGCTCTTAACCACCTTGGCTGCAACTCTTATCATATGGTTACGATACCTTTTGTTAAATGCCTCCAGAGCCTTCCTGTCGCGGGCCTTCAATCCTTCTATGATCTTTTCCTCTTTCATCGTCTTGGTATTGGATTGGGTGGTGGAGTTATCCATAGATAATTGCCAATGGCAATTAAGCTGGTAGTCCACTCTGAGCTGCCTTGTATTCTTGCCCGAATTCTGAATATAATTGCATCACCGGTCGGAGAATATATTCCATTAATGGTTACATAAGCAATTGCAAAATCGTCTATGTTACCTGAACTCTGCGATCCCGAACTCAAAACACTTAGATCCAAATTGTTAATAACCTGCCATTCTATTGTCTGGCTGCCTGAATAACCGGCATTAGAAACCCTAACACGGCACTCAACTGGCGTGCCCGGCCAGAATACGTCACTGCCCGGCAGAACAGCTGTTACGCTCAGGTTAACCGGCAGCACGTATGATACGGAGCTATATATCCAAGCGGCCTGAACCGGTCCTTTTAATCTTACTCTTAATTCCTTGTATGTTGCCGGAGCAGTAATGCCTGTAACCGTAACAGATCCTGATGAACGCCATTTAATGTTCCCTGTATTTACTGTTCCGCTATTAAGAATGTTATCCGACGAGTCAAGAATTTCCCAGGTAAGGGTATTGGATCCTTCTCCGCCGGTATTCAAAAAATCAACAGTGAAGCTCATTAGCGACGACGGTCTGTAATTCAACGACCCGAACGACGCTGAAATGACATTAATTACACACGGTGTCCAGATCTCGATCACTCTGAACACCCTCTCATTAACCTGCGTCATCCCGAAGTTCCTGGGGTTCTGATGAGCTGCAGTAATTAATCGCTGGCTCAAATATGCTAAACTGAAATCCCTCGGAAGTATCCTGTCTATTTCAAATATCCGTGGGCTTCCGCTCATAATCTCAAATTCTTTCTGGTTACTATGTGTTGCAACGAACTGCAGCATCGTTAAGAAGTCTGATCAGTCTTCACATAGATCTTGCCCTGCATAATTGTATATACATCAGTGCCTGAGGTCAGCTGGACGTCATATTTGAAGGTCCCGGCCTCATCAAATGCAGTGGTTTTGATGTTGAACGTGGCAGTGCTGATGGTAATGGCAGGCGACACCCCCGCACTCGATAAGGTCTTCACAACCGTCCCGTCAGGCTTCTTAACCTTCATATCAAGCTGCTTGCCGGTAAGGTCATATGAGGCAGCGTTCAGATCCACGCTGAACGACATATCAGGCGTATCACCCTTTATCAATATTATGTCTACCGTTGCCGGTTTTACGTTGTAAACTGTTGTGCTCATAGCTATTTCTTTTTCTCAGTTACTCGAATGGCTTTAAACTTCTTAGCCAAATTGGCATTCCAGGGCTTCAGCGTTTTTCGCGCATCGTGCATAGCTATTCCCTGTTGTATCAGCAATATCTCGAACGACTCGAAGGTGAACTCCCCGTCCACCCCCTTAACAGGATCATACGCGAACCTGCCGTTCGGGAGCCAGGCAAATTTGAATTCTTCAACCTCTTTTTCTGACAGCTGAATCCTTTCGTTAAGGTTGTTAATGAGATCCACCTCGGCCAGCGATCCCTCCAACGGCATTATTGTTGGAAAGTTTACCCGTTCAGGTACCGATAGAATTACTTTAATTGTTGCCATAATTTTTTAATAAGGTGATACATCGATGACGAAAGTATATCCGTAATTATCTACTGCATTATAACCATTAGGGTAAGCCGGATTGGTCGATGGATAATCATCAGCACCTCCATAGTATTGGTCATACATCGTTATGGTACTTCCAATCTGGGCACTGTCGGAGTTCCTTAGGAGTCTGCAAGTAATTAGCACATTACCTTGGTACGATGGATGACTGAAGCTAGTAAATCCTGCTCTTCCCTCTGAAGGCACGCAACCGGCACCAACTACAGTGAATCCGGAATCATTAACCATTACTGTCGTAGCAGCCATTTGATTAACTGTCACGGTAAAATCGCTGGTATTGGGAAGTCTGCATACTATCTGTGTGTCGTCAAATTCTGTGGTATCGCTGACCAGCCATACCTTGCCAGTATAAGTCCTGCCATCAACCCAGGTGCTGAGGGCAACGGATAACCCGGTTACGTCATTCTGAACAGATGAGCTTTCAAAATTTCGGGAAGCCCATCCCATTAAGCTCCCTCCATAATATATGGCCAGGGTTATGCCTACAATTCCACCAGCAATTTCCTGGTATCTTACCTCTCCAACATTTACATCAACGGTAATGTATGCAGTGCCTCCGGGAGTCACCCAAATGTTTCCGGAAGGAGCCGACCCTATCCATCCGGGAGTAACAGCATTATGATTATACCCGGCAAATTCATACAATCCCCTGGGAGCTTCTTCCGAATTAACAAGTGCCTGGCTCGATATGGTTCTCTTTGTTGGGCCAAACCCCGACCACTGATTCACATCAGCCGACTGATGTTGGCTCACAAAATCAAGGGCAGAGATCCCAAGGGCATTACGGATCTTAACGATGTCAATATTGGCACACTCAACAGTAGTTCCTACCACAGTCATATCTGCCTGGTTAGGCACACTTGCCCTGCTCTTTATGGCCGCAGCCGTAAACCCCCTGTATGCCGATAATACTGCCTTTCCCATCAGAATGTCACTCCTCCCTGAATATTATCTGCAGCCTGTATCACCCCTGCGCTTGTCAGCTTTGCAAGCGTCGTGCTGCCTCTTTTAATGATCAGATCATTACCGGATTCCTCGAAGCTCCAGTTTGCGGTTTTTAAAGCAACGCCTTTTATTCCGGTTGAATCCGCTTTAAAGCATTCGGTTGGTAGGGTAAGTGCACTCCCTTTCGATTTACCTGTCAGATCTGAGGCCGACCATAGATATAACGCCAGCTGGCTCCATCCTAATTGTAATGCAGATGCACCAGAATCTATGTAGTCGCTACCAAGTTCTATTTGAGAAGCGGTCTGCCCGGCTCTTGTGTTTTGCCCCAACCAGGTATCGCAGTTAGAATAACGGTTACTAAAATGTGAGTAAGTTGCCATTTTCATCATCTTCCCGCTGTTCAATTCAAGAGCCTGCTCTGGTGTTGTAAGTCCTATTCCGACATTTCCCCCTGATGTAATGACCATCCGATCTGCGCTACCTGTTCTGAACCATAATGTGCCACCACTTCCATATATTTGCGTGGCATTTGTTCCGCCCCACCATATGCCATTTCCGGCTGCAATGTTTACTACTCCGTTGACATCAAGTTTTGAACCTGATGCCGGACTGGTAGTGCCTATGCCTACTGCACCACCATTATCTATCGTCATACGATAAGCATCATTCGTAGGATCGTAGATATACATCTCATTTGCTCCCGAAGAGGTTCTTAGCTCAAATGGATGATTTCCTGTCGAAGATGCAAAACGAATATAACCTGCTACGTCAAGTTTAGTCTGTGGACTTACTCCAATTCCGACATTACCACTAAAAACAGGACTATCAGTATTTGCAACTTTCTTCCAACCTGCAGTCGTACCGTTGTTTATTTGTCTAAACCATAGCTCAGGAGTAGCATACGATATAAATAATTGTCCTCCATAATCATCTCCGTAAGAACCAATTGAAATGTATGATCCATAACCATCTGATCCTGGACAATTAGTATTAGTCCAACCAAAATTATTACTGATATAAGTACTCAGTGGAGTATTTAAATCGTACCAATAATTAACACTAAGTCCTGTAGAACTGGTTAAATATCCAGCACTTGCGTGGTTACCCCAACCGTAAGCAGTATTCCAGTTAGCGGAATTATCAATTATCGAAGTCCCCCACGCTGATCCTGTTGATAACGGGATCCCGGCACCCGGATATACCATCCCCGCGCCTCCCGTAACGGATAATACTCCATTGAATATCTGAAGCCCCGAACCTACTTTTACCCCTCCAACAACACTATCAGTTGCATATGGCATATCAGCCCATATTGTTCCGGGAAACTGACTGAAGTCCGAATATCCTTGAATGTTGTAATCACTAGCAAAAGGAAGAAGACTTCTTATATATAAATTACCACCTCCGGCATCAACAATTTGAAGAAAATTGCCTAAGTCGGTCTGCCCCGATGCCATACCGCTTTGTCCAATTGCTAACTGTCCTGTTTGAATAACTTGCCCGTCCCGTCGCTTGGCAAAGTAAGATCCTTCCGATATCGATACCGTTGCGCTCATACCAAGTTTATTGTAACATCCTCCGGTTTAACCTCCAGCCACTGGCCGTTTATGCTCCTGTCAAAATCATCATACTTGCCACCCGAAAAAATCAACTTTGCCGATCCCAGGAAGTCAGTATCCTGTATAGTATGCAAAAAGCACGGACCACCATTATCGCCGTACAGATTGTCAGCTCTTACGGTCCCCATCAAGGTTGCAAGTGAATCCTGGTATTGACTGGTTATCGATCTGATGAGATGATGCACCAACTTGTAATCTGTTGAATCCCCAGGTTTCCTCCATTGAGAGGTAGCTGCTCCGTCAAGCTTAAATATTGCCCCCCTGTCAACGTGGCTTACCGCATCAGCGTGTTCCAGAGTAATGCCCGGAGCCTCATTCTCAAATGCATCATCCAGCACTCCATCATACTTGGGATCCTCAGTCTCAATCGGTACCATATTCTGAACTGTCGACTCATCTTTGTAGCACTTACAGGCAAAATCTTTTAGCCTTGTGCATATCATCCCATCACCGGAGTCAAGCACATTGTCTGCAGAATCATAAACATCCGGATGCCATACTTTTAATACAGATGTTCCAGCTGGCATTCCTGTTTTTTCAACATATAATGTAAAGGATACCCATTTGTCTGAAAGTGAATCTTCTCCTGGCTCTTTATATATGTAAACCCCTAAGGGCAAAACAGAGGTACCATAAACCCATCCCCAGCTGCCGCCCGAATAAACATACCTGTAACCGGCAATTTCAAGCGTTATCGGAAGCACAATTTTAGCTGAGGGTACACTTGCCTCCTCAATATCGTACTCATTATATCTTGTCCTTATATATATCTCTCCTGAAATAGCAAGGAACTTATCAGTAACAGGTGCCACGTGATATCCGGGTATCGATAACAGTAAATTCCCACTTCCCCATACTTGTCTTTCCAGGTAAATCTCTTCAGTAGCCTTATCTGCTCCCTGCCTGTGACCAGTAGTTATCATAAAGGCATCTTCGAATGTTATCCCCTCAATGGTCCTGCCTGCTGGCACAAGCCTGTAAACACCATATGCATCCGCGCTCCAGGTCTCACTAACTACTGACCATTTCTTCTTATCAGCAACGTTTATTTCCGGTATGGCTCCCTCCCTCGAATATTTCGAGAACCTTATTTTCTGCCTGTTATACCCGCTCTTCGTATCATATATCTGGTCCTCATTGTCCCAGTTTATGTCACCGTTGCTTATGTCAAAATTTTTGCTTATTGTCGAAGTGCCGATATAGGCGTATGTGGTACCGTTGAATTTCTTTGCACTAAAGCTTGCTGCAGCAAGCATCTGCGGTTCGTAAATGAATATCGACCCAAACTCCTGGCGGATCTGTAACCCATCACAAGCTGTTAGGATTGCTTCAAGTACACCCCTGTAAGTCTTCGGCTCATCCTGTTCATCGTAGTAATTGTTCTGATCGGCCTGCAGATAATGAAATATCGTCTTATCGGCATCAACCGTAACACCGGTTATCGAAAGGTTCGAAGCAAAGTATATGTACTGGTATGGCAAACCGGTTTTGCCAAGGATCCTGGTGAGTATGTTCCAGAAAGTCTCAAGGCTGGTATACTTGCTCGTTCCGTCCAGGTATTTGAATCTTCTGAGTATGTTAAAACCATCATTGCAGTTTATTACAACCGGGTAGTCTGCGCTCCTGCTGTAGGGTTCGCCATATTGCTCGGTATTAATGAAGCCAAGCCACCAGGCATTTGCATTATTGTTCTTGAAGATCTTCACCATCCTCTTCACCGGATCCTTCGTGTACAGTCCTCTGAACTGGCCATCGCTTTCCGACCACAGCTGAACCGTGGCACCCTTGCCTATTACCGGAGTAAATATTGTTGGATCCATTGGAGCAGTTTCAACCTCCAGTGGCTTTTCAGTAGTCTTGCAGTTGGTGTTGGACCCGGCAAAACCTTCTTCCCAGAACTCGATCTTCGAATCAACTCCTGCCCGGTCCTTCCATTCAATAGTATGACTTTTGGCGTAGGCCACTTACCTGTAGTTATTTAGTTTTCTCTCCTGGTAATTGAAGTAAGCAAGCATATTCCCCCCGGCATCCACAACAAGCTTCGCATTGTCGGGTATCGCTGCCTGGTTAATGTTTAGTAAAGCCCTCAGGTTGCTCAGTGGGGCAACCACCTCCGGATTCACCCTTGCCGTCGGGTATTCTCCAATGTTTGCCACGGTAGGTCCGTAGGCAATACCTCCCGATGCCATTCCTGGTATAAATGATCCTCCAACGGTCTTTAAAAATCCTTTAAAGCCACCAACAAGAAGGTCACTCCCGGGCATAACAGCCTTTAGCACACCAAATACTGCCAGATACCCGGCCATCTTAGCTACCATCTGTTTAATGGTTTGCAGCATCGACTTCGCCATAGCCTTTAGTCCGCCGTCAGCACTGGCGAAAGTATTGGTAAAGGCTCCGGCTAGTTCGTGTATCAGGTCTATCTGTCTGCGCTGGCTGTCCTCAAAATCCTTCATCCCTTTGTCTTCCGACCACTTTTTATAAGGATTATTTGTACCCACAAGCTGATGACTCAGACCCGATCCTATTGCTTCTGCTCCAAGCAATGGATCCTTTATGCCAGGTATCTTTGACATCGACTTAACTCTGTCGATTATATTCCCTAATGCACGCTCCTCTGCTTCGAGTAACATTGACGTTTCACGGACCGACAAATTGTATGAACGCTGAGATTCATATCTGACCGTATCAATGTTTTTATATGCATTGAACAGCTTTATCAGCACATCCTTCTCCCCCTTATCCAACAGCTGGAGATAGCGGCCATATGATTGTATAACCTCTTCCGGGATCTCCTTTACTAATCCACGCCCCTTCTCACCCGAAATGACCATCTCAGTTCCCTTGGCAGCTCCGAACAATTTCCTGGCGTAGGTGTAAGCCTCCTGCAGCCTGGTCTGAACGTCAGCTGAAAGACTGTCGATTCCCTCATATAGCTTAATGGCCGCGTCTGTCGACATCTTATTTCTCTCTTCCCACTGCTGCTTTTCAAGAATGAATGCCTTCTGTGCCAGTTCCTGAGTACGATCCAGTATCTTCTGCTCAATATTATTTCTGTCCTGAGCATACTTACGCCTAAGGGCTATGTCGAGGGTTCTGTTTTTTATTGTCTCCTGCAGTTCAGTGCTCTGGGCTTTCAGTCCTGCAATTATGTAATCATTATAGGCAGTACGGTCAGCAAGCTCATCAAGCATTTCAGTAAACTTGGCTCCTCGTTCATACCCATCAACAATATTCCTTATGAAGTTTGAAAAATCAAAAGTTGCTATCGCTTTCTGAAACTCATAAACAGCCTCTTTCCCTCCGCCGATTATCTCTTCAAATTTGTCTCCCGGCCCCTCAATTGCACTTATGGAGCTTTTAAGCAATGCCAATGCACCGAGAGGGCCTCCGATAGCTACTGCAAAAGTTCCAAGTCCCCTGGTCAGGGATCCGATTCCTGAGGTCATTCCAGCATTGGCAGTCTCTACACCCTCCATCTCCCCGGCAAGCTTCTTAGCCTCGCCCGATGCGATTTTCATCTTGGCGTCAAAGCCCTGCGTGAACGCGAGTACGTCTACAACATATTTATAGCGTTTCTCCATACTCCTTTTTTAATCTTTCAAATCGTTCCGGATCTCTTATCTTTCCTTGTGGCTGATTGCCTTTCTTTTTACCATCCCAGGCAAACTTCATAAATGCCTGTATCGATGTGTTTTCTTTCAGGTACCGGGCTATGCTGAAGTAGCTCTTAATTCTTGTCTGTTCCCACCTGTCTTCAAACTCACGGTTGCTTTTTTCTGCCCATCGTCCGAGTATTTTGTCAAACTCCTTAACCGTAAGCTGACAAAAGGTGGCGTAGCTCATCCCAAGTTCACCTATGGCAATGGCAAGCGCATCTTCAGCATCTAATGGCTTGCCGTCTTTTTTTTTACATCCTCAATCTTGTCCGACACCAACATCTCCATCGGGCTGTCCTGCACAAATTCTATGTACTCCTCGAATGGAATGTCGAAGGCAATGCCATCCTGTTTGCACGAGCTTGTAACACAAAGCCACGTCCAGTACAGGAGATCCTCCAGGTCTGTGTCATTCAGTTCCGACACGTTTTTGCCCTTCTCGCGCTTAAATTGTAATAAGGCCCACATAGTAGGCCTTATCGGGTACTCCTTATCCTTTACTTTTATCGGCATATGATGCAGTTAAAGATTAGGCTGATTTAGTCTTTATCTCCAGCCCTGCACTCGACGATTCACCGTCAATGCTGAACTTGGCTGTAAAGCTTGCATCGTCACCTTCCGATGCATTCAGATCGATTGAGTCGATAACGAATGTTGCTTCCTGGTACTTGTCACCAACCTGCTCTGCTACTCCGTCACCTGCAGTTGCTTTTCCTGCAAGCTTCAGCTTTACCTTTGTCTTGGCTTCCTGAAGGGCGCAGAGCTCGTAATAACCATAAGTGCCGTATGTTGCAAGGCAATCAGTTGTTACTTCTGCATCCAGTCCTATAATTACCCTGCCGGGATAATTACCGGATGTCTTGGTTCTCCTGGTCCTCACCTCGCTTTTTCTGTTGAGAGTGTGGCTTCTTGCCTCACCAATGAGGGTCCATACTGTAGCGATTTCTACATAAAGCAGAAGATCACCTCCGTTTATTATTCCTGTGTTTGCTGGCATTTTATTTCAGTTTGATTTGATTGTGAAAAAAGAGAGGCTTCTGCTTGTGGCGGAGCCTCTCTTTGGCTTTTACGCCTTCCTATCCTGCCCGAAACCTAAACTATTTCTGCAAGTGCAACCACACCGGCTTCGTCCTCGCGGCACTTCTCAGCACCGAAACGCACTGATGCGTTCAGAACTGTACCAAGATACGTTGCGTCATTCTCGTTGATATATGTCAGCGGATGAGCCTCAGCGTGGCAAACCATTCCTGAATGCCAGAAAAGGTTAACAGGCCTGTTGGTGCCTGCTACGGTCACAGTTTTCGTTCTTGCGTTCGCAGCCGTGAACAGCGCACCAATATGTCCGTTCTTGCTCCTTACCATCATCTCAATGCCGCAGATCTTTCCTACGATGCCAAGAGCAAGCTTATCAGCCCTTCCTATCTTTTCATAATCAACAAAGTCGGCTATGCCAAGGAGGTCTGTATAACCATCAGGGGTTAACAAGCCATACATTTCACCTGGCAGGCTGAGGACATTCATCCTCAGAAGCTTGCCATAAATAGCAAGAATGTTGGCCTTGGTCAGGGCCTTGCGGTTCCCGGTCAGGCCGGTAACGTTTGTAGCCCTGGCAGTTCCGTCGCTCTCAACAATATTGGCGGCAAGGGTCGGGAGCCACTGGTATGCAGCATAATCAGCAGCCTTGGTGTTCAGGGCTGCAGCCTGCTGTATCTGCTTGGCCTGCCTCTTGGAGTAATTCATTACGAACTCCTCCTCATTGGTAATCACGATCGGCTCGCAATACAGCTCCTTCATCGTGCCGCTCACTTTGCTGTCGGTGCTCTTAACCACCTTCAGCGGGAGCACGGTAGGAGCATCTTCTTTGGCCTCACTGATGCTGCCCAGATTCGGGATCTCGAAAGTGGATGCATTGGCAGCCAGGCCGCTTTCGCTTATCGACTTCTTATAGAAGGAATTATCCGGGAAAAGCTGCTTCTGCAGTTCCTTCGAATATACGGTTTGTGAAATCTGTGTCATTGTATCGTCAGTTTTTGATTAGTCGATCTGGAGAGCAGCTGCAGCGGCAACGAAGTTCGTTCCGTCGTAAATGAGTTCTACAACCTTTGTCTTACCGGCAACACCGGTAATGGTAGGAGCCGAACATCCGGTTCCGAAAGTGGTCGTCTCGGTGCCGTTTGTCTTGAGCTTGCAAAATATCCTTGCACCCGCCGGAATGTCCGTCGGAATGGTAAGATTAATAGTACGGTTGCCGGTAGCCTGTGTCGTAACACCGTCAATGACGGTCATCAGGTTATCAACAGTCACGGCCTGATCACCAGTTGCACTGAGTGCAGTTGTGGTAATCTCTCCGAATGGAAATTTAACTTTTGACATATCTCGCTTTTTTCAGTTGCTTATTTCCACTCCTGTCCCCAGTATGCCTTATAAAGGGCTTTAAACCTTGGCAGATCAGAAGCCTTCATCTCGTTCAGCTCTTCCCTCGAAAAGTCATTCCACGACTTTTCCTCTTTCGTTTCACCCTTCTCTATCTTTGCCAGGGTAGCATCAACCTTGGCGATTACATGGCTAAGGCGTGTGTTGTCACCCTGTTCAACAGGCTTAACAACCAGGTCAACAAGCAGATTCAGATCGGTGGCTCCGAGCTTCGTCATACTTGCAACGTTCGCGTCAGTTATAGTGCCGTTCTTGCGACCGACAGCTATGACCGAATCGACCAGCGACTTCCTCTCATTTGCAAGAGCGGTCTCCTTCTGATCAATTGCGGCGATGATTGCGTCCTCTGCACTGGCTTCGGGCAATCCGAGTTTTGCTGCAATTTTCTTCATATCAATATTTGAGTTTAAAAAATCCTTGTTTCCTTCCTGCACTCTGCCTTCTTCAGAAGCAAACGCTACCAGCTTCTCAACCGATAGCTCCGCAGCATTGGCTGCCACACCCGTATCGATGATCTCATCAACGAAACCTTCCTTCAGGGCATCCTGGGCATTATACCAGCTGTCAGTCTTCAGTATCTTAGAGATATCATCCTGGCTTTTGCCCCTCCTCGACAGCAGATCCGTCAGCATCCCTGTCATATGCTTTATCGATGCCTTATCCTCCTTGCTCAGGTTGGTTGCCGCATTGCCTTTCTCATCCTGCATATATGGTGCGTGCAGCATTATCCTGGCAAAATCATTCATCTTCACTTTCTTGCAGCTGAGTGCTATCACCCCTGCCATACTGCCTGCAACACCTTCAACAATCGCTACCGTCTTGGCTGGCGAAGCTACAATTGCCCCAATAATGGATAGACCCTGAATCACGCTGCCTCCAAGTGAATTAATTCTGAAAGTGATCAGATCCGCACTTTTCCCCAGGTAGTTTATCTCTGATGCCAGGTAATCCCCATTTACCTTCTCACCAATATTGCCGTATATCTCAACCACGGCTTCCTTCACATCCCTGGCAACGATCTTTGAATACTTGATTTCCATTTACACGGCTTTACTTTTTAGTCATTTGGGTTTGCCCTGCGCTCTAAGCTCTCTGCTCTACGCTTTTAAAGCCACCAAAATCACTCCTAAATTCCATCCTGTCAAATAATAGTGCAGTCCTCGCAGTTTTTAGTTCCATTCATACACTAATAATTGCCCTGGTTAACCTTTCAACATACCTTTCCATCATTGAAAACCGCTTATGGCAAAAGAAAAAGAGAAACGGACAGCTCGTATCCTGTACGTGGAACAGGGTAAAACAGCTAAAGACATCTCAGATCTTGTTGGTGTATCAGAAAAGACCATCTCCGACTGGGTTCAGAAGGGTGCCTGGAAAGAGGAGCGTACTGCTCGTAATTCATCCCCCGGCAAACGTGCCGATAATATCAAACTCATCATTACCAACCTCAGCGAAGACCGACTCGATCTTTCGCGTAAGGTCAAGGAAGCCGAAGCCAATCTTGCCGAAGCCGATGAGATACAGAAGCTCCGTGAGGAGATATCACGTATCGATGATGCCGTAAGTAAGTGGAATAAAACACTTGAGAACATTGAAGATGAGAATCGCATCTCCCTTGCCACCTACCTTAATGTAATGGATCAGATCTTCAAGGCGATGCAGGCATACGATCCGAAACTATATATGGCAACTGTAGAGTTCCAGGATGCTCACATTCACAAGATCTGTACTTTGCTGGGATGAAAAGAGAAGAAAAAATACTGGCCGAACGTTACCTCGCCAACCTCCGAAAAATCAAAGAGGGTGCTGTGATCGATCCCTTCGAGGATGCAGGCCGGAAGCGCGAACGCATTGCTCATCTCAAAAAGCATCCTGCCGAGTTTGCCGAATACTACTTCCCGCATTATTGCACATCCAGGCCAGCATATTTCCATAAGTCCCTGATGAATTTGGTTCTGCGAACTCCGGTTTTCTTTATCCTCCTTCGTTGGGGTCGTGGTCTTGCAAAATCTGTTTATGCCAATATCATCATACCAATCCTTCTTTGGGCGAATGATGATGTTAAATATATGCTTCTCATTGGCCAGACCTTCGATAAGGCTAAAACACTTTTGGCCGATTTGCAGGCCGAATTCGAAGGAAATCCGAGGCTAATACACGACTTCGGTGCACAAAAGCTATCTGGCGACTGGTCTAAAGGCGATTTCCAGACTGCAAACGGCTTTTATGCAAAAGCATTTGGAATGGAGCAGAGCGCGCGAGGCATCCGGCGCGGTCCTCACCGCCCTGACTATATATCAGCCGACGATCTTGACGACGAGGAAATTACCAAAAATCCCAAAAGGCTCCGGGCCTACGCCAAGAAGATCGAGCAAAACATAATCCCAACTATGGATGGTCCTCGCCGCCGCTTCATTATGCCAAACAATTATTTCGCGCCCGTCACTATTCAGGAGGTCCTTCGCGAACGTCATCCTAAATGGGATCTCATTCAGGTCGATGCATACGACTCAGCCACCTACGAACCGGCCTGGAAGGAGAAATACTTAGCTGCCTATTATAAAGAGGTAGAGGAAGCCATTGGTACTCTTGCAGCTCACGCCGAGTATAATAATCGTCCCCACATCGAGGGATCTATATTTACCGAAGATCAGATCCAGTGGGTACAACTCCCGGCAATCACACATTTCGAGCACCTGGTTGGTCATTGGGATATCGCTTACTCAGCATCAGCAACTGCCGACTATAATGCTGTCAGGCTTTGGGGACTTAAAGAAAACAGGTTCTATCTCATCGACTGCTATGTCAAACAGTCCAAAATGAGAGCTGCTGTCGAATGGATCGCCGATAAAATAAAAGAACTGCCCGGCAATGTTCGTGTTCGCTGGCAGTACGAGTCACAGTTCTGGAACGACGAAGTTCAAAGAACAATCGATGAAGTTGAAGACAAATATCATATGGATCTGCGGCTGCGTAAAGTTGAACTGCCAAAGGAAAACAAGTACGACCGCATTGTCTCCACACAGCCTTATTATCAGAATGGCCGCATCTTCTTCAACCAGAAGCTGAAGGGCCATAACGATACCCAAACCTCCATCGGTCAGCTTTGTGGCATCGAACCGGGCTACAAAACTAAGGACGATGCTCCCGATGCCGATGAACGTTGTCTCACCGAACTATCACACTTCATTCGTCGTGGTAAGTTCGGAGGATCCAGGTCAGGTAATTATTCACGAAACAATTCACGAAAAGGATGAGCGCATTTTTAATAATGGACGATTTTCAGACACGCCTCAGTGATAGGATCATAGATATTCTCTCTGATGGTGATTTTTCCAAACTCGAAGCTGCCTCCAATGAGGCCAGTGGTATTATCCGCGACCGTCTTGTCGATAAATACCAGATCGATGCAGAACTTGCAAAGTCCGGTTCTTCACGTAACGCAATCCTGGTAAGATATGTCCTCTCACTGGCAATCTACTCGTTGTACTCCCGCATCCCCGACGAAGAGGTCCCTGAACGTGTAATTAAAGATTATGATGATGCAATGAACGATCTTAAACTCATATCACAGGGAAAATTAAGCTGCAGCTTAACTATTAATACCGATTCCGAAGGAAACACGAAATCAAGGATTCGCATCGGATCCAATGATCCCAGATCCCACGATCCTTATAAGGTTTTATGATATGCTATTTAAACAATTATTAAATTCAATATATGAGCCGTATCCAAAAAGCACTCGACGCACTTAGAGGTAAGGTCCCGAATCCACCCGCCGGGAAAAAGAAAAGAATGACATCTCAGATTGACACGACTGCTCCCGACGATCGTGTTAAAATGGAAATGGATTATCTGATAACTGCAATTGAAAATGCTTTATACCCGGGCCGGCCGGATCGGCGCAATCTGATCGTTATCTATTCAAACACCGAAGATGATGCTCACGTAATGTCACAGGTGGAGATTGCCAAGAGCAAGCTTATTGCGGAACCGTTTACGATTACTCGTAACGGAACGGAGGATGCACAGTTAATGGAACGCTTCAAAGCTGCCTGGTTTGAGGACTGGCTCGAAATCATTATCGATTCAATGAATTGGGGCTATACACTGGTCGAGGCCGGACCAATAATTAACGACAACTGGAGTAGCTTCAATGTATTCCCGCGCAGGCACGTGGAACCATTCAAAAAACATATTCTTGTACGTCCCTCTGATGTCGAAGGAGTACCTTATGGAGACAATCCATCCGCCCTTTACCTTCTCGAAATCGGTAATGCGAAGGATCTTGGTAAATTCAAAACCGTCGCCAGGGAAGTAATTTGGAAGAACTTCAGCCGTACTGACTGGAGCCAGGCTTCTGAGAAATTTGGAATGCCATTCCTGTACTACCAGACTGGCACCGAAGATGCCGACGAACTGGATAGAATTGAAGCACTCTGTCGTAACTTTGCCTCTAATGGCTACGTTATTGGCCACATCGACGATAAAATTACGATAACCCAGGCAACCAACAGCGACTTCTATAAAATATACCAGGAAAACGCAACTTTCTGCGACCAGCAGATATCTAAATGTATCAATGGCCAGACAGGTACCAGTGATGAGAAATCATTTGTCGGGGCCGCCGAAGTTCACGAACGCATACTCGACGACTTTACAGAACGTCGCCTACGCAAAGCATCCAACTTAACCAATAATATCCTGATGCCCTTCCTTGCCTTCCACGGCTGGCCTGTCGAAGGGGCACAGTTCCGTTTCCCGGCACTTGAGAAGAAGGCTTCTGATTCCTCCCTTCAGGATGATGATCCAGGCTCAGATCCGGATAACACTAACCCCGGACTTCAGTCCGGGGATTCTAAAAAAAAAGTCCAGTCCAAACTAAAGCTTCCCTCCTGGGTTATCGATACGCAGGCGGAATAATCCTTCCTCTGTCAACTCTTTCTTTAACCCCCCCTTGGGGGGGCAGGGGAGTGAATCTCCTGGCTGAAGTCTCCATCTCCTCAACCATAATATCAAAATTTCTCAAAGCCATTTATGACCAGCAAGTCACCGATGGCCAGCCCGATCCGGATCTCTTCAACCGTACCTGGAAGAAACTCTTCCGCTCCTTCGAAGCCGGTTATGGCAAATCCCTGGGTAAGATCAAATACAACTCACCCGATTATGCCTTTCTCGAGGAGATTAAATACAACACAGCCGTCTTTTCAGCATTCAAACAGAATGCACAGATAAAAGATGCTGCTAAGCTCCTGGTTAAGGACGATGGTTCTGCCCGTACCTGGAAGGAGTTTCTTGATGCTGCAATGGAGGTCGACGACACGTACAATAAACGCTGGCTTCAGACCGAGTTCAACCAGGCGCATTCTTCAGCTCTCCAGGCACGCCGGTATAAAGATGCCGTCAAAACAGCTTCATTATATCCCAACCTCGAATATATCTCCGTTCGCGATGGCCGTACGCGAGAGTCGCATAAAAAGCTGCACGGTACTGTCCGTCCTATTGGAGATCTCTTCTGGGGTCAGTTTATGCCGCCGATCGATTGGGGTTGCCGCTGTACAATCAGGCCAACGGATAAGCCCGTAACTGCTGTTCCTGCAGAAGTACCTGAGGTTCCTGAGGGAATGGATGTCAATACGGCTGTCGAAGGCAAGATCTTCTCCGACAACCATCCATATATCAAAGGATCTGCTGACAAGAAAGATGAACTAATCAAATTTGTAAACAACCAGCTGCTGTGAAGAAACTCTCTCAACTCGGTTCCGATCTCCAGCACTTTGGCGATGCCTTCAAACAAAAGCTTGCTGAAATCCTTCCACCCATAATCGGAGTCGAAGGACAAAAGCACTTCGAAGAAAGCTTCGATAACCAGGGTTTCACCGATAAGAATCTTACCAAGTGGAAGAAACGCAAATTTAGCGGCCGTAAAACACGTCAGGATGGAGGCCGTACCAAAGCCTACGCCGACTTTGTTCGTAAAGATATGAACCGGGGCATTCTCGTTGGCCAGCAAACAGACACTAAAGGTATCCATCTCAAGGACTCGATCCGCAACAGCCATACCGATAAAGCTGTAACCTTCGAAACAGACAAACCTTACGCACAGGTTCACAACGAAGGCGGTCACGCGGGCAGGGGCAAAGGCTTCGAAATGCCCCAGCGTCAGTTTATGGGAGCATCCGAAGAACTCGATGATAAGATCGAAGCAAAGCTCTCTTCCGAAATGGATAAATGGTTCAGCAACCTGAAGATATAACTAACCCCGGGCTTCAGCCCGGGGCTTTCCCAATCATAACCAAAAACTTAATAATATGTTCTACCCCTACTACTCAGCAATCAAATCCCGCCTGATCGACCAGGTCGAAACCATTCAGGATGTTCAGAAGTTCAACGATCAGTACTCCGGATCAAACCTCTCCGAAGTAGTTGCGCTCATCGAGTTTCCCGATCGCGTTGCAACACCCTACGTTAGCAAAACAACTCAGCGAGCTTCGGTCGATATATGCGTTCACCTGGTAAGCAAGGTTGTGTCTGACAAGGATAATTACGTTCCCGACGAACAGTATAAAACACACGACGATCTTGTCGACTCAGTTGCCACAGCCCTCCGGGAGTATCAACTTGTTTATGATGAGGCAAGCCTGGCCAAACCCCTGCAGGTAACCGGCTACCAGGAACTCACAAAGGTCCGGGGATGGCTCATAACAAAGATCTTCCTGGCTACCAAAGACTAAAAAACCCGGGTTCATACCGGGTTTCATTACTAAAAGTTAACCTATAAGTTTATTTAATCAAAATATAACGACTTGCTCAAACTCGAATCAGACTGATCTTTCTCTCCATAATAACTGATGTCGATCGATAATTGCCCTTTAAAGTTCACCAGACTAAGCTGAATGCCATTGCCTGTTAACTCATTATCTGTCCTGAAGGTTGACATTGTTACATTTGATCCTGGTATGAGAGAATATGGCCATTCAACATCATATTTATCCTTGTAATTATTCTCAATAATCGGGTAGTTATTCATCCCTTCTAATAGATTAAAAACGACATTAAAATGTGATTTTAATTTAGGATCTTCAATGTTGGTCCAATTCGTATTTCCAAGGTACATTATAGTGTTCAATTTTCCCCGGTAAAGATCCATACTTATATTATAATCTATTCCGTCAAGTTTCATATGCAAGTACTTCAGCAATTGGTTCGGATGTGTAAAGAAAGTTTTTTTGTTTGCCGCTACCAGATCTCTCACTTCGTTTTCAGTCATCCCAATGTAAAAGCCACCTGGCAGCATTATTGTATCCAGTTTAACCTTTGCCGGTAACTCATATCCCTGGATTCCGGATCCATTCTGTTGCCCGCAACTTAAAAATGTAAGCTGCACGATTAACAATACGATAGTTATGCGCGAAAAATGTTTCATACCCTTTGTTTTTGTTAAAGTTATGGAATAATTTAATATTAATATCAAAATCTTATGCCTGCTTTGTCAACTCCTTCCTCGCCACAGTAGTCCTCAAGTACTTGTAAAATGTGCTCCTGCTTATGAAATAATTGGGCAGTATCAGCTTCTTATAAATCCACTCCTGTGTACATCCCTTCTCCTTGTACTCGAGAGTAATTTTCTGCACTGTAGCGATCTTTGTCAGGAAATTTCTGTTGCTCTTAGCCATCGTATGTCAGATTAGTTTAGTAGCCAATATTCATAATAGGTCTCAGATGAATGGGTATTTCAGTCTTAGGATCCATTACCCTAATTGAGATCCCCAGCTCATAAGCTAGGTCTATTTCAGCCTGCATCCCTCCGCTGATCCGAGGCCCGTACACCCACAGCTCATCCACAAAACCGCAGCGCAATAGCGCAATGTCATTTTTAATACCCCGGTCTCTTTGCTCCGGGATGTTATCATCCAGAGCAAGTATATCCGGAATGTAAGGTGCAAACGGAACCACGTTATCCCTGGTCAGGTTTATGTCCTTTATTATATTGAGTATCTTCTCAATGTTGCCGTGAACATCACCGGCAATCGGGTGGCAGATGTAAGCTATCTTCATATTATCAATTTTCATTTCTATTCCGCTTTTGTCGCCCCTTTAGGGGCGATGCCCGCACGGCAGAGGGGTTATGTGAATAAGTATCTGTCGTCTTTACAAATTATTGTGCTCTCAAATGGAAATGCATCATCCGGTACCTGCCTGATCCCCTCAATGAGTCCGTTGGATCCTGTAAACAGAACGTGCATCTCATCCTTAATTGAAATCTGCACCTGCAGGCATTTGCCTTTAAAGTGTTTTGAATCGCTAATTACATAGTGATGCACCACTATTTCACGGTTAAGAATCTTCTGTATCTTAATCTTATCACCAAGAAAACCCTTGTGAGAGATCTTGATCTCAAGCTGGCTGAACTTTTTCATTGAGTATCTTTTTAAGTAAGTGTTTACTATTGCAGTGTTTTGCCCATCCGGAATATGATGAAATGGATTGCTTATTATTGTGTCTGGCTACCGCTCTGGCAAAGTTCTGTTTGATCGTTTTCCGCAGGCGCGTGTGAGTATGGTAGAATACATACCCTACAAAATCAATCCCCCGGTCCTTCACCGGAAATACCTGGTAATTGTCTTTTATCTGCAGCTTCAGTTTTTCTTCCAGGTAAGTCCTGATTTGCGACAGTAATTGGTGTAGATAAGGCTTGTCTGATGACAGTATTACTATATCATCGGCGTAACGGAAGTAATACTTTACTTTCAGATCTTCCTTCAGCCAATGATCAAAATATGTCAGGTAAAAATTAGCCAGGTACTGGCTCAGGTAGTTCCCGATCGGGAGGCCGTCGGCACTGTCAATTATGCCATCGAGCAGCCAGAGCAGATCCTGATCCTTAATCTTCTTCCTGAGCAGCTGCTTCAGGATCCCGTGGTCAACATTCGGATAGAACTTGCGTATGTCGAGTTTAAGGCAGTACCGGGTATTTGCCTTATCTATGAGTGTCTCCCGGAGCGATCTCGCTGCAGCGTGGATCCCACGCCCCTTTATGCAGCTGTAAGTGTCGGCTGTAAACATTGCCACGAAAATTGGCTCCAGAACGTTCATCACAGCGTGGTGGACTATCCGGTCCGGATAATATGGGAGCCTGTAAATTATGCGCTCTTTTGGCTCGTATATGGGGAATGTGGTATATTCTGAAGTAACGTAGGTCTTATTGATCAGTGCCTCCCGGAGAGCTGCAATGTTCTGCTCCCGGTTCCTGTCGTGAGCAACTATGCCAGACTGTTTCATCTTGCCCCTTCTGGCAATCGAATCTGCCAGATTGAGATTCTCTATGCTGCAGATCTGTTGATATAAGTTCCCTTTTCTTTTCATTGCCTTTGCTTTATGAGATCCCGTTCACCTGGGCTACCAGGGCTCTCTTTAGGTATTTGTTATTTTTTGCCTTGTTGGCAAGGTCTATGTTGCGGTAATTACATAGGTGAGAACCGACGTTCGTATTCGAGTTATCGTAGTCGTAATTCGAATCGTCGAACCTGAAACCGGACGACAGAACTGACAGCTCCTGCAACATACAACCCCGGATCATTATTCTGAATAAAGAAGATACTCCTGGTATAACTCCTCAAACTGCTTGGCTATGTACAATGCCTTCTCCTTCGAATCGGTGCAAAGGCGAGAACCGACGCTCGCACTCGAGTAATCGTAGCCGTAATTCGAACCGTCGACCCCGAAACCGGACGACAGAACCCAGAAACACGGGTAATATTTCCACTGATTAATATTGCTCCAGTCAGGCTTCCAGGCATTATTAATGGCAAGAAAAATAATGACTAGCTTGTAATAAGCAATCATTGGTTTAATTGCTTCAATGTGTACAGCCTTTATTTCAGGCACAACAGGATCAATGCCAATTCTTTTACAGGCATCTTCAAAGGTTTTGATCGATTCATAATCAAACTCTTCAGTCTTTTGTTTAGCGATCTTTTCGGTCATAATGTTACTTTTTTATGGTTAGGAACTCTTCATATAGACTCAGAAACTGCTTCCCTGCATAACTTGATTTTTCTTCCGATTCAAAGCAAAGGCGAGAACCGACGCGCGCATCCGAGAAATCGCAGTCGTAATCCGAATCGCCGAACCCGAAACCGGACGACAGTTTAAACCAGGGATACCATTTACGCTGGTTCGTATTATCCCAGTCCGGCTCCCATCCCTGGTTAATGGCCTTAACAATGATCTTTAGTCTCTTGTAAGCTATCTCATCTAGGGTATCGACGTCGCAACAAACAGCATCCGGATCTATGTCCAGTGCCTCACAGGCGTCCTCGAAGGTTTTTATGTCCTTATACGTAATTGTTCTGAAGCTGTCTTTCCCGAAAGCTGCTTCAAATTTTGTCTTCATCTCGGCTGATGCAGTCGGATAAAGATTCTTGGCTTCTTTTAATGTTAATTCCATTGTGCTCTAGTATTAGTGTGTTTTACTTGGTTGTATCACTGAAATATCAAGGTAAAATTCTTCGTCCTCAAACCTGTTCCATTCTCCGTGACGGTCACCCCTGTTGAGATCAATAATGTATGAGTGTCTGTTTGCAGGGAGTATAGTATAATGAATAGTACCATCAGTGGTGATTGTTACTATCCCTTTGAGATATCTCTGAAAATCTTTTATCATTTCTTGCTCATCACCAGGCTTATCTATCCACGGGACAGCTACAATATCCATATCTCTGTCAAGACTACCATTAATAAGTAGATTGTATCCATAGTCTTCTGCTATTGCTTTCATTTGAGTAAAAAAAATGGCATACATTCCGGGTTTAACTTTTATCGGCTTTCCGTTTTTCCCTTTCATACCTTATTTGATTGTATTATCTGTTCCTCTTTACGCTTCTTCTCCTCAAGCTGCTTCTCATTAAGCTTTGAGTAGCAATACTTCGTTTCGGTCCCGCAGCATTTTTTTGCCTTCTTCCCGCTGCCACACTCACAGGGCTGATTGGGATTTATCTTTTTTGCCGCAAGTGGAAAGCCATTCCCAAGCACGATATCAACATGCCTGACTCCATTTTGACTTGTTTCATTTTTCTGTTCCATCACCTTCCTGGTTTAAGTTTCTTAATCTTGTTGATTTTAGCCCTCAATAGTTTTAAGACCGCGGTCCTGTTTTTATTCTTCGCCTCATAGGCAAGATTATGATTCAGCATAGTGATATCCTCCCGGATATCATACCCCGTTTTAGGATTTATCAGCCTTAAAGACGAGCTGATATCATCCACCGATGTGTTTACAATTATTGCCATTTCACTTTCTGTTAATTATTGTACACGTATTGCAGATCTCTTCATTCTTGTGGCCGCAATGAATACAGGGATTCAGATCACACTCCTTGCAATCAATCAGCTTATCCATACCTGAAAGATCCAGGTGAGGGCATTCAATGCCGGTGTATTCACATTCAAACTGAACTCTTGCTCCTTTTACAGGGAGTTCATTGGCAGTTTCTTTTCTTCCTTCGCCACGGGCATATCCCATTAGTACCAGTACCTGGCCTTCATTCAGCAGGTAACCTGTGTTGAATTGTTCCCTGAAGGCGATCAATAGTTCTTTGTTGGTTTTAGTTTTCATCAAATACCATATTTAATTGAGGATTTTTTTTAAACCTGGTTGTAAGCATAGTTTCATTCCGGTGTGGCCTGTCATAAATATTATGGCAGTGCTGACACATAGCCAGCAGGTTCTTCGGATGGCAGTTCTCCGGATTATGATCAAGGTGTGCAACCGTCAATACAATAACGATCGACTTCGGATCCTGATCGCAGCAATTATTATAATGATCCTGAAGCTCCCTGGCAGCCAGGTAATCTGACAAACCTAGCGGATGCTTGAATGGAGGCGCGGACAGACAGGTAAATAACCCATTGAGCCTGTACCCGACGGAATAATTGCGTACCCCGCATACTTCACAATGGTTGTTTGCCCTGCCCATCCTGATCCGCCTCGATATCATTGGCCAGTCCGGAGGATATAAATTCTGGTTTTCCGGTTTTATTGGCATCAGTCAGCTATTATGTATTCGTTTACAATTAGAGTATCCCATATCCGGTTACGTTCATCAACCGATGTGCAATTGAACCATACGGCCCAGGCCGGATTATTCTTATCGCGTACTATAATGCGTGGTCTTGGCACTTCTTCTTTCCGGATTATCCTGAATCCGGCTCTTATTACCTTGAACTGGCTTATGTTGTCCATTTAAATACTCTTTTAATGGTATTAATCTTCGGGCTGGTAATTGGCTTATATGAACAATTATGCCGCTTTCATCAATTGCACAGGCTTCCCCGGTCCTTATTACCAGTCCGGTTGCCTTACACCTCACCTTATGATTTGCTATTGCTGCCTGATACATACCTGAAGCTTATTCAAATAGTTAGGATCCTCGGCATAGCCAATCAATGCCAGGAATGAAAAATAGTCTGTGAGATCTCTGCCTCGTTCCTTGTACCATTCCTGAAATAGCGATACGTCTTTTACGGAATCAAACCAGCTGTTGTATGCTGCATAGTTATTTGGAGTTGCTCCAAGGGCAGTTGTTTCCCTTCTCCGGGCCTGTCGCATCCCGAACAGGTTATTATGGGTCCTGCACAATTCGCTGGTAAAATTGCCCGTTTCCAGCCGTGCCTGGGCAAAAACAACGTCTGCCGACATAACACCGGCAATCTCCAGGGCTGCCTTCAGATGCTCCGGGGTCAGTTCCGCTCCCTGCAGCCATTGTTCAGTCTTCTCCTGGGTGTCACATCCCGATCCGGGTGCGTATCCCTGGAGCGTAACAAGTAGGATCAATGCTAATAATATCATTTTCTTCATCGTGCTAATTGGTTAATGAATAATACGCTGATCGTCGTGAAACTTATCACGGCGAGACCGGCTGCAGCAAAGATCCCTGCAATGAACAGCGCCGGGTGTATGTTAATGGTCCTGCCATCGGGCAGATAACACGTTACTTTCATAGAATTATCAGTGATGATGAGTAAAAGATGTTCTGGTAAAAATCAAGCTCGCCGCTCTGTTTAATTTCAGCATCAACGAGCTTTGCCTGCTCTTCCAGGTGTAGTCTGAACCTATGTGTCGAAACCAGGTTGTAAGCCTTATAAATGATCGGAGTTACTTTTTTCCTGAACTGCTTGTCGATCTCCAGGAATGTCTCCACCTGGGTAAGATCTCTCCAGGGCGATGCGTGGCTTTTGTAATTGAGTCTTTCTGCAATGCTCTGAAAGCTCACCTTGGTGTTTTTAAGAATTACATAGCTCGCCACTTGGCGCGCCTCGCATAATTCGTGCTTGCGGCACTTCGATTTAACCAGTTCAAGTGGCTGCCCAAGCTCCGCGCATACAAGTTCAATGAGTAATTCTTCTATTTCTTTCCTGATGGTTGCCATACGAGGGTTTTAAAGAGGGGGCAGGGACACTGCCCCCTGGTTACCTGATTCTGATTTGATTCTTACTTAAACCTTTATTGTAGATCTCTTCGATCATTTCTAGGTATTGCTCCTTGGTGTGGCAGCGGACAAAGGATCTGGGCCCGGCTTCAATGTGCTTAATGAAAATGTCAGTTTCCCAGCCTTCAGCCTGTAGTGCCTTGCTCAGGGCAAGAGGGAACCGGCTGTCAAACACAAAATCATTCTGAAATCTCCGGTTTAAAGTCTCGCATAATTCGCAAACCCTTTCACAATGTGCTGCGTTCAGAACCTCCAGGTTGCCAGCTTTTAACGATTTAAGATCTCGTCTGCCCTCACTGTTCGACAGGGTGATCAGTGCGCTGGTGGCCATATCCGGATGATGATTCATCAGGTTGCTCAAGGTTACATAGGCAACCTTTTTCTCAACCGTATAGAAATTAATGTAATCCATTGCCGTCCAGTTCTTCTGATTGCTGTTAAGCATCGAAATGTCTGCCCGGTCAATTTTATCCTGCACATAATAAATGGGGACATTAAGGATCTTGGCTGCCTCCAGCCTGTGCTGCCCGTCAACGACTCTCATCTGTTCGTCAACAACAATTGGATTAACGTGAAGTAGGTTGCGTGTGGCAATGGCAACCATAAGTTGCTTCACGTGCTTCGGATCCACCTCCCTGTTCGAGGAGAAATCCTTAAAAATTGAATAGTCAAGCGTGCTTTTCATTTTTATTTGGATTATGAGATGTCTGTGTACTTGAGTGGAATCCTGCGTTTGACGCCATTATCACTGCTCACATCTATGTATATTCCCATAGATCCTGGCTTGGTCCTTATTGCTTTATCAAACAGGTCGACTGCTTCAATAAAGAGCTCGCTCTTATGGCTGAGTTTTTTACTATTTTGAACCTGGTCTCTGTGTTTCCTCAGGCGAAGCACTTTCCCCATATCAACATTCCCCTTTGGCGAATAGAGAAGGTCATTTACAATTCCCCGGAGTAAGGCAACAGATTCAGAGTCCTCAAATGAGTTAAAATACTCATCAAATTTCTCTTTTACCATTGTAGAATAAGTGCTGTCGAAATACACGTTATCGGGTTTGGTAATCTTCACTTCAACACTATTGTCGAATGAATTAATGGACATCCCGTCGGTTGGTTGCTTGTGATTCATAATCTTTGCATCCCGGCATTTTTCTTCATACACTTCCTCGTATGCAGTCCTGGTAAGCTCAACAAGCTTCCTGAGCGATTTCTCCACAGCAAGCGCAGCGTCTGCAATCTTATGGCTGTGTTTTTCTTCGGTCTTCAATACCCGGCGTATTGCATACGTGGGTACTTCTTTCCCTTTGTGGTCGATCCACGTTGTTCCTTTTTGTTTCATCGATTTTCATTATTAGTTATTTTGGACTCTTCGTATTCCAGGTTAAGCTCTTTAAGCTTAAATTCCATCTCCTGCGTATCTTTCAATACTGCAGAATAAGTACGCCTCAGTTTATTTTCAGGCTTATTTAACCACATCCACCTGCGGTCAATGAGGTTCTGAAGAGCTCTGCGCTCATCATCAATTACTGTCAGGGATCTGTGTCCCTTCTTTACATCTGTTACTGTCATAGTTTAGTTTAATTGCATTCCGTTAAATGTGTTTCTGCAGCTCTTATTTCCGCATCCTTCTTTAATATCGATTCAAGCTTTGGAATTAAAGCTTTCATCTCCGCAACCGACATCTCAAAAAGCATTTTACCGGCTATCCTTGGCTGCTGTAAAAAGGAATTTATGTTCTGCCATTGTGTTGTATCAACTCCGTGCCTCTGTATCCTGTGCAAAATGGCCGAACGAAGTCTCTTAATTTCCGCCTGGTTGGAGGTCTTGCTGTAAACCTTTACCTGCAGATCAGCTATCATTCGCTTATAGTCCTCTGGGTGTTTTGCAAAGAACTCTCTGAGCGACGTAGTAAGCATCCCACTGTATTGCCATACAACATCCTCCTTCGAGGCTCCTTGCATTTGCGACAGCAGGCTGAAAAACTTATCGTGTGTCCCTTTTTTAGTCATTGTCATTAGTATTAAAACCCCAATATTTAATAGATCCTTCCGGGTATATGTCATAGTATTTCTCCTTGCTTCCGCCATAACGGCTCTGGCAGAATGCCCTGAAACCTTCAACCCTTATCTTCACATTTGCATCGTACCTTATTGCGTTGGCTGTCCTGCCATCCGGATACTTGCCTGCAGCGTGCGATGTGAAAATGAATAACTTTTGAGGATGCCTGTTAATGAGATCCTTGGCAGTGAGCTTGTTTAACCCGGAGTACTGAACCGAATCAATTATGACGATCCGGGGGCTCTTATGCCTGGAGAGTCTTTCCTCCAGGTCCCCGATCGGCTCCTTGTCCAGGATTATGAATCTGCCCTGTGTTTCAACCATATTCTCTCTTTTTATTGCATCCCGGAGGCTTTTGGAGATTCCCTCCTCAAGCGAGTTAAATGCTACTCTTTCCCATTGGCAGAGGTATTTTGCGAGCTGGAGGACGAAAGCGGTCTTCCCGTTCGCGCTTTCGCCCCATACTATCCAACATCCCTTAACTTCAGGACTCCCTATCAGCTCCTGCCATATGCCGTCAAATGGCAGTTCAATAAACCTCGAATTAAGTACCTGAAGTGATGTTGCAGCTCGCCTCACTATGCCCTCCTCTGCTTGTTAACTTCTATTTGAATTCTTCTCAAACTGATTTCTATCGACTTAGGGATCGCATTCAGGAGTTCCTCGGATGCACCGTTTGCCTTGGCGATAAGTACGGCCTGCATAACGTGGAATTCCTTTGCTGCTTCTTTCCCCTCCGGAGTGATCCTCTGGTATCTGCTGCCATACCTCGAGAACAACTCTGGGTATCCTACCTTCGACTTGGCCCTGTTAGCCTCAAATTTCTTTCTGAGGCCATCAGCACCCATCATATACCATCCGCACGATCCTTCAGTGGCATTCCACAGAGCCTTCAACTCCAGGGTGGCTTCGTAACTGAGATCTCCTGCTTCATCAAGTATGATCAGAGGTCTTTCCAGGCTTCTCAGGTAGTACACCAGGTCCTGGTATATCTCCCTCAGTAATCCCGAGGCGGTTATCCCAAACTCCTTGGCAATTTGTATTAGGAGCATTCTCTTCGTCTTAGCCTGGCTGCAGTCAATGTAAACTGCATTCTTGTGCTCACGCACGTAGCATTTGGCTGAGTAAGTTTTGCCAAGGTCAGTCTTGTCGCAAAGCATTCCGCCCATTGAGTTCTGCTGGCAAAGTTCCAGCTGGCCGGTTACATAACTATACACAGGTGTCTTGGCTGTAACCCAGGGAGTGCTCTGCCCGATCGGCACCTCTAGCTTCCTGGCAATTGTAATCAGAGCAGCGTCAGATATCACTCCGTCAAACTCGCCTTTAATTATTCTCGAAAACTGCGCTGGCGATGTTCCCAGTGCAACCGCCATCTTTGAATCAGATGGATACTTTGAACGCTGCTGTTTAATCGCGTCCAGGATTCTTTGTTTAAACTCTATTGTAGCCATAATTAAAAAGGATTGGTGAATAATTTAAATTGCATTTTTGCCGAGTTGCGACCAGTAGTCGGCATCGGCATTTATGTTGTTAATATTGAAATATTGTTCTGTGGAATCTGCATCCGGAGTCACGTCAAGGATCTCCGGGGTCACGTCGCTGAAGTCAGGCATATTCCTGATCACTTCAACCCTTGGCAGCTCGGCTGCTCTTTCATTAATGCGCTTGCGTGCGTGTGCCTGGCGTTTGGCCTGCTCTATACGGATCTCTTCATCGAGTTCAGTTCTTTCAGCCTTAGCCTCGTTGTATGTTTCAATCTGATCTGCCTTACACAGGTATTTGTCGCCCTGGTATAAATACACTGAAGGAATGTTACCAGAAGGATCCTCGATCCAGTAAGCTTCCACGTCGTATCTGTTTGGAGCAAGTAATCCTAGCACGTGATCCGTGTCTATTGCATAAGCTTTGTACTGAACGGTCACGAAGTCATAATTCCTTACCGATGTCTCTGTCCGGTTTCCCAGATACCTTAATATTATATGCATCGCTGGTGATCCAAGATCCGGATTAGCCATTTCCTTCAATACCTGCAACCTGGTTTTACCTGGATAATCAGGATGCTCCTGGTTATGCTGAAACCTGATCGAGTAGATATCATCTGCCACAAGATCCTCGTACTCATAAATCCGGTTCTCGTCCTGGTTTATCTGGTAAGCATCGTGCTTATTCGACCAACGGCCTATGTTGTCCTGAAGGAGCTTCTCTGCTCCGTATTTCTTGGCTCTTATTCCGTGCTCTGCCCTCTTCTCCCGTGAGTTCTGAGGATTACACCAGCGCACGTGCGCGAACATAGTCTGCAGCGGATCCTTCAACTGAGTCATAAGGTGTCTTTCAACCTCTGCTTCACCTGGCCAGGGTAATGATTCCTCCAGACAGAATGAAAGCATCGATCTGAAGCAGTCAATTATAAGCGCGGTATCCTTAGTCCTGGAGTGAGCCCAGCCGATTATGCAGCCAGAAAGTGGCTCATAAGCATAGTAACATTTAACCTCAAAGCCGTTGGCTGTCCTGCGTGGCAGATCCCGGTCGTCAAATGACACCTTCGAGAGGCTGAATTCTGGCTTATGTCTGTGGTTATAAGGCAGCGATTTAGTACGAAAATCGATCCCACTTGTCCTGAATTTGTTTATTACCTGCCTGTTTACGGGTTTCGATAAGTAAGACCAGGTTGTGCTCTCACTTATATATAATGGTTGTCCGTTCTGGTCGTGGAAGTCTGCCCTGTCAAACAACTCACCGCTTTTCAAATCAACCACCTCCAGCGATCCTGCCAGGAATTGAAGGTAAAGCTCACGCACGGTGCTTGCAAAATGTCTGTTCTTTGTGGTATATAGAGCAAGGAAGAGATCCTCCATTTTTTTGCTCACTTTACGAGCGCGCTGGTTGCCATAATGTCTGTTCACCAGGCATACATAACCTCTCTGCAGGTATTCCTTATGCTTATCCCTGAGTCGGCGGCTGTTTTCTGGGAGCGAGTGGCACCATAAAGATCTGTCTATTCCAATAACATCCCTGGTAACGTTCTCCCAAACATCTTGCATCTTAACGGAATTGCCCATTGCCCGGCGCATATTAATCATCGCCTGGGTAAGTTTTCCGATAGCATTAAGCACTGCTGCATTGGCACAGTACTCCCTTATCGCTTCCAGGGGAAGATTCCGGCCATCTGCAAGTTCGTACTCGGCAAAGTACTTGTATGCCTTGGGGTCTGCTTCAATTATGTCAGTAATGCCCTGGTCTTTCTTCGGACTTGGATTACCATACTTTGCTTCAAGTATGGCTCTGCGCTTTGGCAATATGGAGTTCCATTCAATCTGAACCGGCTGGCCCTTGCAGGCTCTGGTTGTTTTTAGAAAATAACGTCTTCTGTCATTTTCAAATTGGCTGTAAGTCAACCCTGAGCTTATCCACTCATCTAGGGTTATTACAGTTGTGTTTTCTATTATTTGCGGCATCTTGGGAAGATTTTAAAGGTGCCGGTCTCTCCCGGCTGTCACGGATAGAGATGATTAGCGTTTAAAATATGACTGGTGATAGCCTCCACTATGGCGATTGGCTTGCTCAATGGAGATTGGCTCGTGCATACCCAGGCGCGAAAACCTGATTGTGCAATTGTTAAGTACTGCAGAGATGGCATCCAACACATCGTCTAATGGAAAATCCTCGTGTACGTTTTCTAGTACATAAACTATTTTTGAATTATCCCACGACGGCTCTTTCTGGGACCAATCCATAGCTTGAAAGACAATATTTTTATTCATATATAAGGAGGAGTTAATTAAGTAGTCTCTGGAGTTTGTCAGCAGCTCTTCTTATTTCATTTACCAGGCAGGTATCCCGATCGGCATATTCTCCTAGCTTGTCATTGAGTACCATCCCTACATATTTAGGGCTGCAGGATACCATTCTAGCTATCATAATACGGGACCCCCTGCCCAGGTCCTTGTAATTTTTTTTTGTTTTTCCCATTCTAATTGCTTTAACTTTGTGCTTGCTTGTGGGAACAAATATATTAGGATATTTCCTAATTACCAAAATAATTATAGAATATTTCCTATTATTTTCAGATGTTAACCAGAATTAAGGAGTATATTGATTACAAAGGGATTTCTGTCTCTGCATTCGAAAAGAGCATAGGGATGTCAAATGCTTCATTTGGTAAATCTTTGAAAAACGGAGGTACTATAGGTGCAGATAAAATAGAAATTATCCTAAATAGGTATCCTGATTTAAATGTATGCTGGTTGATAACCGGAAGTGGTCCGATGTTAAAGACTGGTGATGATTTAAATGAACCTCCATCTCTTTACAGCAATAAAATCATCGAAACTCAGAATGCAACAATTGAAACTCTTGGGAAATTGGTGAAACGACTTGAAGAGGAAATTGAAAGGTTGAAATCAGAAAAAGAAAAGCCCGCTGAGAGCGGGCAAAAAAGAAAGGTCGGATAATTCAACTCTGGCCAAAGGAAAAACAAGCCGTAAAACATACAGCCAGGATCCTGGTAATTATTTTTCAATTTATGACAGCCTGATCGGCATTCTATTACCTTGACTTTCTCTTATCTGATGCCTTAAAATACCTGTTTTTTATTGCACACACACACCTTTTAAGGGTGTTTTTTACCTATTTATCATATAATATGCTGTCTTTCAATTTACTAAAATTATTCTATCATTATATCAATCTGTCATTTTTTGGTATTATACCCCTCTTATTAATCATTTTTAAGGGGTTTTTCTGCTATTTTTTGGTATTATACCCCTCTCATTTAAGGTTCTAAATCACGTTTTTTGACTGCCCATTGACTGCCCATTTGACTGCCCATTGTACTTTTTGAGTACTATTTTCACACTTTGGGGCTAAACTCCGTCCGCGCCGGATCAGGCCGGTACTGGTAAACAATCCTTTTGAAGTGGTTTGCTCTACCTCCCAATTAACCATAGCGAGCGTATTGCCTTTAAAAATTGAAATTAATGAGTACTTTTGGAGAGCTAAGTCATTTAGGTATTAACATTGAATTAACTTTTATGTACGTTTTGTTTTGGAGTTGCAAAACTCATTTTTCTGATGCACTTGCTCACTATTTGCGCCTTTCGTGTGCTTTTTGCCTTTTATGCTTTATGTACATTTTGTTTTGAGGCCCTTATTTCCAAGAATTTCTATTCTGTTTTTAATTTCCTTCCT